CAAGAGGCTGGTGCCAGCTCAATTGCTTCTTACCGTTGATAAGGCCGCCCGTAGTGAAGGTGTACTTCACGGTCTGGTCGTTGATACCTTTGATCGTGACGATGCCGGGCTCCGTAACTTTCGCCCAAAGGCGCAAGCCAAGATGGTATACCTCATCGCCTATTTTGGTGGCCTTGCCTGCTATAGTAGTCATGGCCGACATTATATCGCAGTAGGTATATAGATTATGTATGCTATAATTATGCTGGGCTAGTTCGGACTTAATTACTCCGAGCGAAAGCGGCGAGCTTCCCGCGCTGTTGCCCTACTATCATACCGGGTTGTGTTTAGGAAGAAACATTATGGGTAAAGCCGCTAATTTATCGGGTGTTGTTTTTGAGCGCCTAACTGCGCTTCGACGTGTGGAGCGGGTGTCTAACCATGCGCACTGGCTGTGTCTATGCGTATGTGGTTCTGAAAAAATTGTATCTGCTACAAACTTAAAGACGGGGCATACCCGCTCTTGTGGATGTATGCCTAGTAAACCTGCACCGCCTAGAGAAAATAAATCTACCGCTATGCCGGGGTACTCATCTTGGGCGGCTATGATTAACCGCTGTACAGACCCCAAACATGATAATTATGCGCACTATAGTAGTGCAGGTATTACTGTTTGCGCTGAGTGGCTTTCAGACTTTCAAGCTTTTATTTCTCATATAGGCCCTAAGCCTACAAGCAAGCATAGCGTTGACCGTATTGACAACGCCAAAGGCTACGAGCCTGGCAATGTGCGTTGGGCTACAAGCATTGAACAGGCAGCAAATAGAAAGAACACTGCTATGGTGGTGTATCAGGGTGTTAGCCAGCCGTTGTCTCTGCTGGCTCGTTCACATGGGCTATGCCCTATGCTAGTAAACAAACGGGTGGTCCGCCGTGGATGGTCTGTAGAAAAGGCACTAGGCCTTTCTACCTGATAGCTGTCTCCGCGCCACTTGGGCTAAGCACTGCTCCTTGCGGCATTCCTTGATTAGATCTGCCGTCCAGCTGCGGGATCTGACCCCCTGGCATCATAGATTGCGCAGGCATACCGGCGGCGGACGCAAGAGCGCTGTCTAGCAGCTCATCTTGCATACCTAGTTGTACGGCTGGAATACCTGCGGCCTCCAGCTCGCGGCGTACCGCGAATGTCTCGATCTCTTTAGGAATGGTTCCGCGATCCACGCCTGTCATAATCATACCCATTACTGCTTGACGAGAACGTGTAATCTCTTCTTCGGAAAGAAGACCAGACACCCCACGGATTTGCAGGTCAACGTCCATGCCCTCCGCAAAACCTTTTTCGTTTTCCATGAGATGATTGAACAGAGCTCTCCAGCTGTTCTCTAGCGCGGTGTCTTCCATCAATGCGGCTTCTTTGACGATGCGCATGGCGGACGACAGGCGCGCGCTGAACTCACCGAGGCTGGACTTACCGTAGTCGTTGCCGCTGTAGGCAAATGACGGGATGCCGCTGGCGCTGTCCGCCATTTTGATGATCGCGTTGATCTCAGCCATGATCAGGTGGTACTGTGCTGACACCGTGCGCATAGATCGCAGCGGATCGGGCGTTGCGCCACCAGTGTACATGTCAGCGATCTCATATTGCTGGCCTGGCGCGATGCTGATTGCGTCGCTTGGGTTCTTGAACACGGTGCTGTTTTTCATCAGCGGTGGCATTGTCGCCCACGCGATGTTGTTCTCGAACACCTGCATTAGCGTGTTGACCTGCTCCTCGTAATCCCTGATTACGTGGGGGATTCCGACAACATCATAGATACCTGTGCCGATAACTTGGAACGGGATGATGCTGTATGTGCGATCAAGGCCTCCGGGTGCCTTCTCTGCTTCACAGAGGATGGTCATACCGCCGCAGATGACGACATGAGCGTTAACCGTGTCGGTTGCATTGACGCCCTTGACGCCGATCTTCTCCAGATCCTGCCCGTTGAAGAAGCCTTCGTGGATACATAGGTCGATGTGCTCGTCTGGTTCCCAGTAGCCTGCGGATGTGTCTGGTTTGTAGTTGTCTGATAGCCACGCGCGGTCAGTCTCAGCGAATTTCGTGAGGATCTTCTCGATCACGTCCTTCTTGTAGCGTTTGTCCTTGGCCATGGCCACAAGCTGCGCCTTGGTGACGCGAGACAACTCGGTATTGCCGGTGCAGTCGTTGATATTCTCAGCGTCGTCGCTGGAATAGAAGTTTGCAGGATCCACGGAGCGGAACACAGGGCGCATCTCGAACGAACGCTTGGTGCCTTTGCCGGAATGGTTCAATACCTGCACGTTTTGCCATGACGGGAAGCGAGCAATCCCCATACCATACAGGAATTGGTTGTGTGTGATCTGGCTGTAGGCTTTTCGGAAGCCGCCTTGGATAATGTGGTCGCGCATCTTCGTAGTTGCACGCTTTGCGCCCTCGGTGGCTACACCAACCAGTCGCATTTGCTCTACAGCCTTGAGCTTTTGCGCTTCGCGCAGCATGAAATCCTTGACGACCTTCTCAACTTTGCCGTTGGCGTCCACGAGGGTGTCCCCCACCCCATTGCCGCGCTCCAAGACCCGTTTACGTAGGTCAGTCTCAATGGATTGACGTATTGTTTCACGGGAAAAGTCGTCGAGATCAGGTTCAGGGGTGGGGATACACGTAACAATGCGGTCCAAAGCGTTGACGGCAAGGGATGTTTTCCATGCGCGCGCGGCATTGACCTTCTCATTGGTGAGGGATACGTATCGGACAGGGCAAAAACCGAATGTCGCTTGGATTCGAGCGGCCAAAGCTGGGTCGTACATCTTTTTGTACTGTTCGTTGGCGTGGCGCATCATCACATCGAACGAATTGTTCTGGAATATGGCCTTGGACTCACGTTTTTGTTTGGCAGCCTGAAGCCTTTGCATCACAAGCGTGGCAATTTCGTCGGCAGCTGCTTCTAAATTCATGCGCGGGGTCCTATATCAGCCCCACATGGAGCCTGTTTGTTTGGTTTGTCGTCGCATTATATCAGACACGCGCGGGTAGGTGCTGCCGTGCTGCAGGATCTCTGGCATTTGTGGGCGTGCAAAGCCAACATCTCGGGCTTTGGCGCACGCGTAGGTCATCAGGGCATCACAACAATGGCTTGCCCAGTTATGCACAGGCTTGTTGGATGCAACTTTTCGCACTTCGTCATACTCATAGTGGTATTCTTCAAAACATTCCAGCGCTCGCTCGCATACTGGGTCGCCTGAATCCAGATCCGGTGTGCTGTTGATCACCATTCTGTTGATAAGCTGTGAACCAAGCGATAGCTGATCGTCTTTTGGTGTGTTACTTACCCGTTTAAAGTTAAGCCCTAGGCGTGCGGCCTGCTCCAGACGGCTTGTGCCCGCGCCCCATTCACGGTTCTGAATGTCATGCGGCCCCCAGTGCTCTCCATAGTAATAGCCTTTATCTGCTACATACTTGGCGTAATGCTCTAGTCCTTTTTCCGTGGATTCGTATGCGTCGATGAGGCGTGTCTCGGTGCCGACGTTCTGCCAGAACAAGATCACTGTTGCGTCCCTGACACCCAAGTCCCAGCTTGTGTCCACTGGGTAGCGTGGGTCGTAACCGCATGCACCGTAGCGCCCTTCTTTCTTGAGCTTGGCCAACTCCGCTGTCCACACACCGCCGATGCGAGCGGCCTCGAACGAGCACAGATACTCTTGCTCGAACAGCGCATTGCCCATGGCTACACCATGCTCTTGAATGTACTCGTGCCGCTCTTGCTTGAGCTGAGGCTGCGTAAACACACCGGTGTCGTTGGCGCTGAGCGTAGTGATGAACGAGTTGGGGTTATGGCGGTGAGCCTCCATCAACTTGTAAAAACTGTTCTTGCCCCGTGGTGAGCTGATGTGCATCGACCAGCCGTTTGTCTCCAACAACATCGGGCGGATAAACGAGAAGGCCGCAGGATTTGAGAGCGCTGCCTCGGACGCCACGTAGCCGACAATACCCGCACCCACCAGTGAGTCAGGTTGGTCGCTACCTACGAGCTGGATGGTCGAGCCGTTGACCAGCTCGACTAGCATTGACTTGTCATCCTTCTTGCGGATGATCTGGGGCGGCACTGCGTCGTCAATACGTGTGCGTCCGGTGCGGGCGTTGATACCGGCCCACAAAGCCTTACGCGCCTGGCTGTATTGCGGCAGGGCGTACAGGTACGAACCAGTGCGTTGCATAGCCGCAATCGTTGTGGCCTGCAGCGCTAGCTCGTCTTTACCAAACCGGCGATGCGCAGCGCACACAACCGTGTTGATCTTTGGATTCATCATCGCGTTCCACGTAGGCATCTGGTCTGCGCGAGGCTTCCAGTTGTACGCGGGTAGCGCTACTACTTTGCTCAACTAAGTGTCTTCCAAATAACAAGCCCTACCATAATGTCGTTAAGCGCGACAATGGCGACGAGCTGCGGGGACCAGGTACATAGGCCGAAGGCGATGCCTACTGTGTACACGGCCATGGTCACGCCGAACATGCCAGAGGCCAGGAGTATACACAGGAGTAAACGCACTACGCTATCCATCAGCAGCACACCGTGATTGGTGTTGTGTTTGTGCGCTCTGTAGCCTTGTACTCGGAGACGTTGGCCATTGGCGCGCAGGTGTCAATAAAAACACGTTGATTAAAGCAGTTGCAGGTCGGTGTACCTACAGAAAGCTGCCAGATCCCGCGTGTCGGGAACGGTGCGGGGATCGTCACCTGCAGCTGTCCAGAGGCGAGGAGGGTGGTGGTCAGCTGCACTGTCGGCAGGTCGTGCCGTGACAGGCGCGCAGTGAACGCGGGGCTTGTAGCGCTTGAGCTTGGGGCGCAAGGACTTGGGCTTAACAGGAAAGTGGGGTCCGTACACGGAGATATTGTTTTCATAGTACCGCCGATTTTATCACATCAGCGATCCATGCCAGCGCCCAGCCAATACCCCAGAAGATGTAGGCCATTAGGGTAGCAACGAACGCTGCTTTCCCTAACCCCATCTTTTCGGAGTCGGTTCTAACATCCTCCACCAAACAAATAACAATAGCTATGCACCAGAGCGCGAAGCCAATACCAAATGCGATCATATTTAATACCTCGGATAGTCTAAACCCCGCTTCACCTCTTCCGGTGGTCTACGGGACTTGATGTGGGAAACGTCAGACCGTAACCAGCGCTTTAGTAGCTTAGTGGCTACGATCCATCCGGCCAGTGGCGGTGTCTTGGGTGGGCGTTTTACAGGCATAGTCCAGTGATGAAAGCTAAGATGATAGACGCTGCAATGCGAGCACCTGTGCAGCAGTAGCAGTTCGTGGTATGCAACCGTTGGATTGCAGTGAGCAACGCATGGCCGGGGAGAACTGTGTCGCTGTCACAAGGATTTAATTTGTACAATTTATATTTTTCGTAGAAACTCAGGACCATTTTCCATCCTTAAAATCTTGAGGTGTTACGAACAGATGTCGGTTCTGTGATATGAACCGTGAGGTCTGCTCTTTGGCGGAACTAGCACAGTTGCATTTCGCGGTTAGGATCGTTGGCTGCCCGCCCGGGGGGTTAGTCTTGCGGTAAACGATCATGTTTTGCGCGATTACGATGTCTGCCGGGATTGTCATTCTTTGTACCTACATGGTGTTGGGTTGGTGTCGAAGCGTTTGGCCTTGATCTCGGTGTGCCCGTTGTAGAGCGCGTGCATGATGCGATGGCGTCCGTCCATGATCTCTCCATCTTCGTCGAGGATGATGGGGTACGCCATGTCCGCATCGACGACTTGCCGGAAGTGGGTGATCATCTCCCGCATATTACAGTCGTACCGGGTGGGGCTGAGATCCATGCCGTTTAGCGGGATGGTGATCGTTGGTAGGTTGGCCGATAGCTGGACTAGGCGAGGTACGCTCCACACCGAACTGCCTAGGTTGCACTCCTGCTGATCGAAAGGGGGTGCTGGTGGTATTAGCATTATTCTAAATCACTTATGTATGTTGCTGTGGTATCGACGACCAAGGCGGGGGCGTCGGGCTGGAAGGTGTTGATCTGGATCGTGATGGCTGGTGGCGTTACGTCCTTGGCCTTGGCGAAGTCGGGGTTGCGCACCTCTGCTAGCTTTAGGAGTAGGGTGTCTGAGTATTGCTTTTCGGTGGCAATCCACTCGCCCTTGTAGTAGATGTCTTTGTCGATGCCGGTGATGGCCCGCCGTGTGATTTCCGCTTCGATCATGTCTGCCCATTGAGCGGCTGCCTCTTGCACGTTGATCTGGAACTGCTCGGCGTCCGCTGTTTGGGCCTGGCAATACTTCTCGATCTGGCCTTTCGTGACCCCCGCCGCCTGTGCCGCTTTGGTGAACAGCCCATGGGTACGGTAGGCCTGCAGGAACAAGTCCTGCTGGCTTGGGGTGATTGCTTGGAGAGATACGTCGCGGGTCATTGCAGTGTGGTAGACGGCAGATGGAGGTCGTGTATCGCAGGTAAGTTACCGATCATTTCGATCTCCTCCGTATCCGCCGGAATGATCCCGTTACCTGTGGCAAAGGCAAACTCTTCGGGAGTGAGTGCGAAGCGCAAGCTCATGGTTACGGACCCGTCAGCATTGCTGGCCGGTGTTGAATAAAGGCGGAGGTCGTGGGGGAGTGACATGGTTGCGATTATACACGAGGCCATAAAACCCTATTGGGTGAAAGGGTATGTATAGTTTTGGATAGTGTCTTTTAGCCTCTAGCAGTCGTGTTTATTGCTTTGGTTGCTATTAAATTGATAGCAACTTCTGGATCATGGCCTTTGGCCCCGCCTGTCCAGGACTGTGGCTTTTGTACAACAGGTGGTAGGGGTCTAGCAGTCGTGTTTATTGCTTAGTATGCTATTAAATTGATAGCAACTTCTGGATCAAGGCCTTTGGCCCCGCGCCACCAGGACTAGGGTAGGAGGAGAGCTGTTCTTTTATTCACACATACACGCGCGCATAGTGCGGCGTGGGGGGTGCATTTCACTCGCTAGGCGCTAGGCGCTAGGCGCGGGGGGTCTCGAAACCGTTACAACAATCCACCAGCTCGAAACTGTTACAAACTGTTACAACTTTCCACGAGCCACACGCTTAAATCCCTACTATACTAGCGGACATCACTAACCAACGGAGCTAATTAAATGAAAGATTACATCGCATCAATCGAAGCAGGGCGCAACATCACTGACGCGCATCGTAGCCCTGAGCAGTTAGCTTACCGCACTGAACTCAAGGCTACGCGCATCACGCAAGCAATATGCTGGAGCATCGTGATTGCTGGAGGCATATCGTTCGGGGCTGTTGGCTTCATAGCAGCATTCGCAGCAGTTGCATTGTTCGCCATCGGTCACGACCTAGGGGCTAAGAAATGATTATTTTCCGCAAGTCAACCAATACCGATAGCTTCGGGCTACGTGGCTACTGGGCGCACGACAAAGCTACGCTTAGCCTATGGTCATTTGCTACTAGCAACGACCTTGCTATCGGTGATGATGTGAACCCGCGAGACTATGTATT